ATTCTACCTCGGAAGCGGAATTAACATCCGAGCAATCTGTTCCACCAGTTCTTGTATCAGCTGGACATGAATAATCTGTTTTACCAGACTGTCTTCTTTCATAGAAATTACCACCAATCCAACGGCGATAATTGCCATTATGTCTTATATTTGAATCGCCCTTGATTGTTTCTGTTTTTGAGCCAACACTCGCATTAAAGGCACCACCTACGGTAAGGTTAAAATCACCGGCAACTTTCCAATTTACATTACCATCCACATACAAATTAACATTACCTTGAACATAAACTGAATCGTTACCAACAATTACACTAAACTTGTCTTTTTGGATGCGTTCAGCACGGTCTCCAGCAGGTCCCCATTCAACATATGAACCCGACCGATGGTACAAGTGTATTCTTTCATTATTTTTTGTGTCATCAAACTCTAGGGCGTGTCCTGATTCACTCTCATATACATTGTTATATGGGTAAGTGGCATTGTAATATGGTTCTGGTTCTACCCGTGAAGCTTTCTTTGCCTTTTTTTGTGATACAATAGAATCATCAATGCTTTCATTTCTTGCCAAGCGTGATGTGGTTGGTTCATCTAATTGCCTTGGATAACCTGTTTGTGATTCATTTGGTTTAACTGGTGCTGATGTTAATTGGTCACCTGTTCTAGGGTCATTAAAGCCTTCTTGTGCATTAGGTGTTTTTAGTGGGATATTAGGAAATACTCCAAGAATGATTGGTTCTTGTGCGTTCTCACCATCAATAAAGAAACCAAAAACCATATCGCCTTCTTTTGGTGCATATGGATTTGGATTATTTGTTGGAAGTGATGGCATAGCCCATGGCAAATCTGAAGTTGGTAAACGCATTTTATCATCAGCATGCCAACCAATACATCTCACACGGCAACGGCCAAGTTTTAATGGGTCTTGTCGGTCTTCAACAACACCAACCCACCAGATAAATCCGTTTTTACCAGCAAAGTCTTTGTTTTCGTTTGATGTCATATTAAGTATAATTCAATAATAATTCGTTTTGTTGAGGACTACTTGTAGGAATAAATGGATTATTTGAAGAACTTGAAGCTACTTCAAGAATCGTTTCGTGTTTATTGTATCCAATAATATGTCTTGCGGCTACAATAATATATTTACCACTTAAACTTAAATCTTCATTAGAATCACCTTTTTCTTTTTTAGCATATGCTGGTGCTGAAATGTGAACATTAAAACCAGATGTCAGTTGAAAGTTACCAGGCATAACTAATTTTAATCTTTTAGCCATAAGGTTTTCAAATATAGCTCGTCTTTGAAAGATATAATTTTCATACCCTTCGTCTTTTGAAATGGAAGCAGGATCATTTTGTTTAATATAATTACTGTATCTTCGTGCTGTTCCAAAAAGGCTTAATACTTTTTTAGAATCATAAGCTTCATCATTTTTTTGACCGCTACGATTCTGAATAGATGTAAAATTTGGAGTTGGATTTCCGTGTTTCATTAAATCATAGTGGTCAGCATAGCCAATATTTCTGTTTGCAAACATTCTAGTCATTGGATCAAAACCAATAAATTTACCAGCATTTACACCGTTTCTTGTTTTATCTATACTGTCATTTTGAAGTATAACTTCATAACTACGAGCTGAAGTCAATTCTTCAATTGAATTTCTTTGATTCAAATTCTTTGGTTCAAGGCGAACATCCATAATTTGTTCTAATGATAATAATGTGGATAATGAAACAAAATTATAACCAACAATATTGTTGTAGAACACATAATTAGGTGAACTACGAGAATCTAATGACCTTTTGGCACACCACTCAATGGCTTCTATTGGTCTTAAATTTGGAATAACAACTTTACGAACACCAGATGTAGATTCATGTAATGCACGGTTTTTCTTTGGAACTTTAAGATAGTTTGTTAGAATCTTATCTGCAATATCAGAATATGAAGTATCAAAGCTTTGATTAACTTTTTGTTGGTCAGAATACATTAACTCATCAGAAACAAAATGTAAAACATAAGCTTCACTATTTTGATTTATATTCTTACGATTAGATTGTTTATGGATACGAAACGCCTTTTTAAATACAGCTTTATCTGAATTAATATCTTTTGAAATGTTAATAAGAATAGCTTCAGAACCATCAAATAATAATTTGCCTGATAAGCCAACAGAATCGGTAATTAAAATGCTACCACTCATTACAGGCAATAACAGAGAATCATAAATGTTTAACTCTGAATAAATGGCTGTAATGTCAATTGAACCAGCTTTTGTGACAATGATAATCTCATTGACCTTAAACTGGCCAGAATCTTTTAATTCAAAACTCATAAACTAATAACTCGTCTAAATTCTTTCTCAACTTCAGGTATAAATTCTTTTTTCAACAACTTAATCTCTCTTTTAGCCTCATTAACTTCTACTTCATAATCATAATAGGTTTGTTTTTCTTTGGTAATGGCTTCAGTTACAACTGCACCACTATTCAATGTATATGATGTGCTTGAAGACGCTACATTAGCGTATGTGTTAGCATCTACTTGAAACTTTTCTTCAATCTCTGTGCCATCTGAAGATGTTCTTGTAATAATCTTATAATATGCTTTGGTGTTATTAGTGCTTTGTGCCCATTGAAGACCTGAAACTGGTGTTGTATTAGCTGCACCGTTGGCTGTATATTTCGTGTCAACAAATTCAATAAGAGTATTGTTATCTAAAGGCCAATCAAATTGTGGGTCAATAATATCATTAAACAATAATACAATCCAATGCCTTTCAGGATTATCATAAAATTTAGAAGCAATAATTTCTGGAGTATCAGCATCTTTGATTTGATATTTGTAAAATGCTGATGAATTATCTTTTAACTTCTTTTCAAATCCAAAACGAGAAATAATATTTGTAACAGTATCAAGGCCTGTTGCCTTTGTGTTACTTGTATAATATGTTTTTGGATAGTAATTAAATAATTTTGCCATATTAATATCTCAATGAAGGTAAATCTTGTCTATAATCTTCTTTTGTAAGATAAGTTGTTTCTTTGAACTGTAAAGTCATTTGAATAGCCACAGGCATACCTGTTTTACCAAGTGACGGTTTATTTTCACCAGGCACTTCATATGCGCTAAAACCATTTGGCGCATAATTCAAATCAATACTTTCAAGCACACAAGTACCAACTTGTGGTATATTTGGATTTTGTGAACCGCCATAATAAAATTTAATTTCAAATTCAGATGGAGGTGTTAATAAACCATCTAGTGTTCCTGAATCAGTTAATCCCAATTCAGGTGCTTGATGAAAGCGTAATCTTTCAATGAGTTTTTGAACTTCTTCAGCTTCTCTTTCTGACCTTGGATAAAAGAAGAAGTCATATTGAAATGTTCTAAATTGTGGTGATGAATAAATTAATTCAAGCATAGGATTAACTACTTTACCGCCAGTTAAACCAAGGAGTGCTAATTGGCCTGTTTGTCCTGCACCAAGATTTCTAGCAAAAACTTGTCCTGCACCAGACTTTAAAGCAGCAATTGACGCTTCTTTAATACCTCCTCTTTTAAATGATTCAACAAGACCTGGAGCGGCTACAGCTAATTGACCGGCAATTTCATTACCTGGTGTTAAACCTTCATAAACTTGATTGTGACTGAATAATAATGTATCAGGCATATACAATGCAATTGCATCGGTTGTTAATGAAGTTGTATTTAAAAAACCAAAAGGACTTTTGTCCGTAATCTTTTTAATTGAATTATCAAGCACATTTTGAGTGGACTCTGAATTACCATTAAACACAGTAGCCTGACCAAATACATTGTTAATACCACCTATAACTGCATTTGTTCCTTTTGCTAATACATTATCACTTTTAATCTTTGGTACCAAGTCACCACCAACTTTAGTTGATATGGTGTCAACTGGTCCTAAATTTTGTGTTGCGCCTGGCGCTAATGGTATAGATTGGTCAGCTGATTGATTTGTGGTATATTTCGTTGTTTTTTGTGTGCGAATGTAAATGACCATATAGTGGCCTTTATCATAATTGCCTACATCCAACGGATAACGAAAAGTGTTATATTGATAATCTGTGCCTTCAAGAGCTGATAAAGGACCAAATTTTTGATTTTGTTGTTTATTAAACTTGATGTCGCCTAGACCGAAAAAAGACATGGTTAAATTCCGTAGTTTAGTGTTCGTAGCATAGATAGTATTTATGTCATATAAAGGATGGTTTAGACCCAAAAACCCAACAAAATACAAAGGCGATGCAGCTAATATCGTCTATCGTTCCAATTGGGAATTAAGAGTAATGAAACATTTAGATATTGACCCTAATGTTTTGTGGTGGGCGTCAGAGGAACTGTCTATTCGCTACAAATCTCCAATTGACCAGAGGATGCACCGTTACTATCCAGATTTCGTAATTCGTGTCAGGCAAACTGACGGCAAAGAAAACACTTTAGTCATTGAAGTTAAACCAGAAAAACAAACCAAAAAACCAACTCAAAAGCGTAAAACAAAGACATTTATTCAAGAAGCCACAGCTTATGCCATAAACCAAGAAAAATGGAGAGCGGCTGACCTGTTTTGTAGAGAACATGGTTGGCAGTTCAAGATTCTAACTGAAAAAGACCTTGGCATTTGAGATAAATAGAAGATGGCATATTTAATAGACCGTATCAAAGCCTCTTTAGCAAAAGAAGGGTTAACTCCTCGTTCTAATCAAGCGAGAGCTTGGTTACAATCTAAAGTAGCTCAGTTAAGACCAACTCGTGCAGCTTTAATGCGTGACCGAAATAAATTAAGAGAATCGTCAGTTATAGGTAAAATGTATTTTTATTTCTATGACCCAAAGACAAAAGATACCATGCCATATTATGATAGGTTTCCATTGGTTATACCAATTGAATCATACAATGATGGATTCTTGGGACTAAACTTACATTATATTTCTCCAAAATATCGCATGACACTTTTGGATAAATTGAGTGTAACAGCCTCTAACAAGACATATGATGAAAGAACAAGATTAAGACTTAATTACAAATATTTAGCTAATGCTTCAAGGGTATTTGAAGCCACACCATGTATTAAAAGGTATTTGTATGGTCATATACAATCAAGATTTTTAGAAATAACAGCAGACGAATGGGATATTGCAGCTTTGTTACCGATGGAAAGTTTCGTTGGCGCTTCAACCAGTAAAGTTCATGCTGAATCACAGGAACAATTTTAATGGCATTTTCACCTAATCTATTCTTATCTAATGTAAGAGCAAAAGACGGCTTAGCTAAACCATCCAGGTTTGAAGTTGTTCTTCCTATTCCAACATACATTGGAAGCTTTGTAAGTAATTCAATCATTGAAAAGATATTGAATTTTCCTAATTCAGTATTCAATGATGTGAGTGATGCTATTAACACCGCTTTAGGTCGTGGTGGTGCAGAAAACGAACAATCAAAAACATCAAATCCATCAATATCTCGTTATTTGGCGTTACAATGTGAAAGTGCAGAGTTACCAGGTAAAACACTACAAACAGCTGATGTAAAGATTTATGGCCCATCATTCAAAGTGCCATATCAAACACAATATACAGATTCAACATTTACTTTTTTATGTACCAATGATTTCTATGAAAGAAAACTATTTGACCGTTGGATGGAAGCTATTCATCCGTCAGATACGAATAATCTTCGCTTTCCTAAAGGCGACACTACAAGATACATGACTAATATAAAGATTATTCAATATGATGAATTTATTCGTCAGATTTATGCAGTAGAATTGATTGATGCTTTTCCAATTGGAGTAGCATCACAAGCATTGAATTGGTCAGAAGATGGTTTTCATCGTCTATCTGTTCAATTCGCCTATCAGAGATATAGAACAATCTATGAAGGAAGTTATGATTTGGGATCCGCAGCTACGGCTTTATTTGGATCAGCAGCTACAAGACTATTACCGTTTGGAAAAGCTACAACCAGATTACCATTTTAATTATAAAGCGAGGTTATTATGTTACCAAAAATTGATGTGCCAATTTATGAATTGGATTTACCGTTATCTAAAAAGAAGGTCAAGTTCAGACCGTTTTTAGTAAAAGAAGAAAAGATATTAATGATGGCTATGGAATCAGATACGGATGATTCTACTATGATAGCTATTAAACAAATTATTACTAATTGTTGTTTAAGTGATAATGTAGATATTGAAACATTACCAATTACAGACCTTGAATATTTCTTTTTGAATTTAAGAGCAAGGTCGGTTGGTGAAATTGTAGATTTACAATATAAATGTAATAATAAAGTAAAAGATGAAGAATCTGGTGAAGAAA